TCTTTTCCACCGTGCACGGCGCATTTTCTTTGTCCAGGAACAAAGAAAATGGGGGGTGCATCCCCGCGCCGCAACCGGCGCAAACTCCGGATTCTCCGGGAAACCGTCCGCCGACATTCATTGCCCCGGCCCACGGTACGCAGGCGGTTGCGCCACGCTCCGGCCCACGGTACGCAGGCGGTCGCATCACGCCCCGGCCCACGATGCGCGGAGCGGCCAGCCCCACGGCCCGCCGCAAAATCCTCCGCCTGCGGGCGGAGACGACAAAGGAGTACGCTATGGCTTTCTGGAGACAAAAACAGACCCCCGCGCCGGAGCGCCCCGCCCCGGTGCAGCTCCGCTCGGCGGACCGCAACCCCTTCGGCATCCTCAGCGGCTACGTGCCGCTGCGCTCCGGCGAGACCCGGCTCTACCGCGCCGTGCGGGAGGCCGTGCCCGTGGTGGACGCCGCCGTTTACAAGCTCATCCGCATGACCGGCGGCCTCGCCGTCCGCTGCGGCGACCCCGCCGCCGAAACCGCGCTGGCCGAATTCCTCCGCACCGTGCCCTGCGGCCGGGGCCAGTTCGGCCTCAACGGCTTTCTGGACGGGTATCTGGATTCCCTGCTGACCTGCGGCCGCGCCATCGGCGAGATCGTCCCCGCCGCCGGAGGCCGCACCATCGCCGCCCTGCTGTGCGGCCGGGTGGAGGACATCGACATCCGCGAGGGCGACAACCCCCTGGATTTCACCATCTGCGGCCCCGACCAGCGGGGCGCCATGGCGCCGCTGCCCTACCAGAACCTGCTGCTGTTCACCCCCTTCAACCCCGAGAGCGGCAGCCCCTACGGCGTGTCGCTGCTGCGGTCGCTGCCCTTCCTCAGCGACATCCTGACCAAAATCTACCACACCATCGGCGTCAACTGGGAGCGCTGCGGCAACGTCCGCTTCGCCGTCACCTGCGCCCCCGGCGAGGACGGCCGCGGCCAGGCCGCCCAGCGCAGCGAGCAGCTGGCCAGAGAGTGGGCCGCCGCCATGTCCGACGCCCAGTCCGGCTCCGTGCGGGACTTCGTGGCCGTGGGCGACGTCAGCATCCGCGCCATCGGCGCCGACAACCAGATCCTCGACAGCGAGGTGCCCGTCCGCCAGATCCTGGAGCAGGTGGTGGCCAAGACGGGCATCCCCCCCTTCATGCTGGGGCTGAGCTGGAACTCCACCGAGCGCATGAGTTCCCAGCAGGCCGACCTGCTGACCACCGAGATCACCGCCATCCGCCGCACCATCACCCCCGCCGTGGAGCGCGTCTGCCGCCTGTGGCTGCGGATGAACGGCTGGGACTGCGGCTTTTCCGTGGAGTGGGACGACATCAACCTGCAGGACGAGGTGGAGGAGGCCCGCGCCGCCCTCTACCGGGAGCAGGCCCGGAAGCTGCGCATCGAAAACGACGCCGCCGAGGGCCCCCGCGCCTCCGCAACGTAAAACGGCCCCCGCCCGGAGCAGCCGCCCCCGCCGGGGCCGCCGGGACGGGGCGCATCGCCGCCGGAGCGGGCGCGCAGCGCCGTCCGGCAGAAAGGGAGACAAGCTATGGACATTTCCAAACAGCAGGGCGCGGCCGCGCCCTGCGCCGCCGGAGAGGACGACCTCCGGCGCATCAACGCCTTCACCCGCTCCCCCCTCGCCGCGGAGCAGGTGTACTGCTTCGCCGTCCGCCTGTGCGACAACGAGGTGGACCGGGACTTCGAACGCTTCAGCCGGGAATCGCTGGCCACCCTGGGCGACCTGTTCGTGGGCAAGACCGGCATCTTCGACCACCGCTGGTCCGCCGAGGGCCAGACCGCCCGCATCTACAAAACCGAGCTGACCGACGAGCCCGGCCGCGTCACCGCCGCCGGGGACGGCTACTGCTGGCTCAAGGGCTGGGCCTATCTGCTGCGCACGGAGAAGAACGACGACCTCATCCGCGAGATCGAGGGCGGCATCAAGAAGGAGGTCTCCGTGGGCTGCGCCGTGGCCCGGAGCGTCTGCTCCGTCTGCGGCGGGGAGAGCGGCCGCTGCGAGCATCTGCGGGGACAGGAGTACGGCGGAAAGCTGTGCTTCGCCGAGCTTCAGAGCCCCACCGACGCCTACGAATGGTCCTTCGTGGCCGTGCCCGCCCAGCGGGAGGCCGGGGTGGTCAAGCGCTTCACCGGCGGCTCCGACGGCCGGGAGCTGAGCCTCCTGCGCCAGCAGGCCCGGCTGGGCCGCAGCTATCTCTCCGCCCTCCGGGGCGAGGTGGTGCGGCTGGGCCTCCTCACCGACGAGACGCTGGACCCCGCCGTGCTCCGCCGGGCCGTGGAGGGGCTGGACGAGCCCTCCCTGCTGGCGCTGCGGAAGGGCTACGAGGCCAGAGCCGACCGCCTGTTCCCCGTCCGGCCCCAGCTCCGCCCCCGGCCCGCCGGGGAAAAGCTGCCCGACGAAACCGATTTTCTGGTCTGAGCCGCTCCGGGACCCCGTCCCCCTCCGGGGACTTGCAGATACACATATTTTTGAATCGGGAGGTACTCTATGAAACTTTCTTACATGGGAATCGGCCAGTGGTGCGCCACCTTCGCCTGCACCGGCGTCTCCGAGGGCCGGATGGTCAAACTGTCCGGCTCCGGCACCGCGGCCGAATGTGCCGCGGGGGACCGCTTCGCCGGCTGCGCCGCCTCCGTGGCCCGCAGCGGCGACGCGTGCAGCGTGGTGCTGGGCGGCATCGTCACCGTCCCCTACTCCGGGGACGACCCCGCCCCGGGCTGGGCCACCCTCTCCGCCGACGGCGCCGGCGGCGTCAGGGCCGACCCCGCCGGGCAGAGCTATCTGGTGGTGGAGGTCAACACCGCCGACAAGACCGCCGCATTCGTACTTTAAAAGGAGGAACGCACAATGGCTTATCATTTTGAAAACATCCGGCTGGAAAAGGGAATGTACGGCCGCTCCGGCAAATCCTTCACCCAGACGCTGGAGGAGCTGGACCCCGGCGAGGCCTACCGCGGCACCCCGCTGGAGGGGCTGGACGCCTTCCAGCGCCAGCTCAAGCGCTTCGACATCCACGTGAAGGGCCCCGGCAGCGACATGGTGGAAAAGTTCTTCCACTCCTCGGACTCCTCCGTTCTGTTCCCGGAGTTCGTCTCCCGCGTGGTGCGTCAGGGCATGGAGGAGAACTCCATCCTGCCCGCCATCACCGCCACCGTCACCCAGTTCGACGGCATGGACTACCGCTCCATCGCCTCCGTGCCCACCGAGAGCGAAAAGGAGCTCAAGCGGGTGGAGGAGGGCGGCGTCATCCCCGCCACCGCCGTGCGCACCCAGGAGAATCTGGTGCGCCTGCACAAGCGGGGCAGGATGCTGGTGGCGTCCTACGAGGCCATCCGCTTCCAGCGCCTGGACCTGTTCTCCGTCACCCTGCGCCAGATCGGCGCCTACATCGGCCGGATGCATCTGGAGGACGCCATCGACGTGCTGCTCAACGGCGACGGCAACGCCAACCCCGCCCGGTCTCTCAGCGTGGGCACCGCGCCCATCTCCGGCACCAGGGGCACCCTGAGCTACGACGCCCTGCTGGACTTCTGGGCCCAGTTCGACCCCTACGCCATGAACACCCTGCTGGTGGGCAGCGACACCATGCTGGCGCTGCTGCGGCTCAGCGAGTTCCAGAACCCCCTGACGGGCCTGAACTTCCAGGGCACCGGCAGGCTGACCTCTCCCCTGGGCGCCACCCTGCTCAAGACCTCCGCCTGCCCCGCCGGCAAGCTCATCGGTCTGGACCGGGGCTACGCGCTGGAGATGATCAACGGCTCCGACGTCACCGTGGAGTACGACAAGCTCATCGACCGCCAGCTGGAGCGGGCCGCCATCACGTCCATCTCCGGCTTTGCCAAGCTGTTCACCGACGCCAGCCTGGCGCTGTCCGTCTGACGGGGCGCGCCCGCTGCGGGCGCTGGGAAAGGAGCGATTGTTTTGCATGACACCATTCTGACGCTGGTCCGCACCCTCACCGGCGCGTCGGACGGCGAGGCGGCCCTGCTGGAGCTGCTGTGTACCGCCGCCGAGCAGGCGTGGACGGACCGGCTGCGCCAGGGCGTGACGCCGGAGGGCTGCGGCGGGGCCTATCCCTGCGCCTGCGCCTTCACCGCCGCCGCCGGACTGCTGACCGGCCGGGCCGGCCGGGACGCCGGCGCCGCCTTTCGGGCGGGAGACCTGTCCGTCACCGCCGACGCCGCCGGGGCCTCCGACGCCGCCCGGGCGCTGCTGGAGCAGGCGGAGCGCCTCATGGCGCCCTTCGCCGCGGCGGACGGCTTCCTGTTCTGCGGGGTGCGGGCATGACGGGGCTGCTGGAGCGGGCCCTCGCCCGCTGGGGGCAGGAGATCACCGTGGCCTCCGGAGGCGTCTCCGCCGTGACCCGGGCGTTTTTGCAGCCCCATCCCCGGCGGAGCGACGCCGCCCCGGAGCAGGTCACGCCGCTGGGCACGGCGGACGACCGCCCGTGGACCTGCCGCACCCTGTCCCCCCTGGCCCCCGGAGACGGCGTGACCGCCTCCGCCGGGCGCTTCACCGTGGCGGACAGCGTCCGCTACGAGCTGGACGGCTGCGTCTACTGGTGGGCCGCCCTGCTGCCGGAGAGAGGAGGGCTGTGACGGGACTTCTGGCCGTGCGCGCCGCCGTGCTGACGGCGCTGTCCGACGCCGGGCTCACCGCGCTGGCCGCTTACGCCGGCGCGGCCCGGGACGATCCCGGAGCCACCGTCTGCGTGGACGTGGCCGGGGTGGAGAGCGGGCCCATGGCGCTGGGGGGCTATCTGGGCCAGCTGCTGGACGGCGACACCGGCGCCGTCCGGGAGGTCTACGGCCTGAAAATGGAGGCGACCATCTCGCTGGAGGTCCGCGCCCCCGCCGCCGCCGACTGTGAGCGCGCCATGGAGGCCGCCTCCGACGCGCTGAACGGCGCGCTGCCCTCCGGGCTGCGGCTGCGGGAGGAGAGCTGGGAGGCCGTCTCGTGGGAGCGGGCCAGCCGGCGCTTCCTCAAGCGGGGCAGCCTGCGCTGCACCGCCTGCTTCACCGCCTCCGCGGAGGAGGGGAGCGGAGAATTTCTGGACTTTACGCTGAAAGGGGTTTTGCGGAATTGAGTACCATCGTGCATGAGCGTCCGGGCGTTTACTCGTCCTACGACGCATCCTCCGTGACGTCCGCCTCGGGGGGAAACAAGACCGTGGGCGTGGCGGCGCTGGCCGCCTCCGGCGCCGTGGGGACGCCTGTCGCCCTGGGCGGCTATGCGGCGGGGCTGGCGGCCTTCGGGGCCGATCCCCCGGGCCGGCCGGGCATGGCGGCCCTGCTGCGGCTGCTGTTCGCCAACGGCGTCACCGCCGTGGAGGCCGTCCGGGTGGCGGATGCCGGGGCGCTGAGCGACTACCGCGCCGCCTTCGCCGCGCTGGAGACCCTGCCCGCCGTGGAGCTGCTGGTCTGCGACAGCGGCGACGTCACCGTGCAGCAGGCGCTGCGGGACAGCGCCGCCTCCGCCTCCCAGAGCCGGGCGGAGCGCATCGCCTTCGTGGGCAGCAGCGGCGAGACCGCCGCCCAGCTGGTGACCCGCGCCTCCGCCCTGAATTCCGAGCGGGTGGTGCTGGTGGGCCCCGACGCGCTGGACGCCGACGGCTCCCCGCTGCCCTCCGTGTTCGCGGCGGCGGCGGTGGCCGGGGCCGTGTCCGTGTCCGCCGACCCGGCGGCTCCGCTGAACGGCGCGGCGCTGTACGGGCTGGGCGGCCTGTCCGCCGCCTATGCCGAGGCCGACATCGACACGCTGGTGCGGGGCGGCGTCACGCCGCTGGAGAGCGTCAGCGGCACCGTGTCGCCCGTCCGGGGCGTCACCACCCGCACCACCACCGGCGGCGCGGCGGACGCCACGTGGCGGGAGCTGACCACCGTCCTCATCGTGGACGACGTGATCCCCGCCGTGCGGGCGTCCCTGCGCAGCAAGTTCACCCGCAGCAAGAACACCGCCCAGAACCGCAGCGCCATCCGCTCGCAGGTGATCGTGGAGCTGGAGAAAAAGGTCTCCGCCCAGATCATCGACAGCTACGGCGAGGTCACCGCGGCGGCGGACCCGGACGATCCCACCGTCTGCCGGGTGGAGTTCAGCTTCGCCGTGGCCCACGGGCTGAATCAGATCTACCTCACCGCCCACATCAGCGTGTGACCGCCGGGGCGCGGCGTAACCCCTGCGTGCCATGGGCCGAGACATAGCGTGACCGCCTGCGTATCGTAGATTGGACGTAACGTGAGTGTCTGCATATCGTGGGCCGGGGCGTGATGTAAGTGCCTGCCCGCCGTGGGCCGGACGTGGCGTGACCGCCTGCGTACCGTGGGCCGGACGTGGCGCAACCGCCTGCATACCGTGGGCCGGACGTAGCGTGACCGCCTGCCCGCCGTGGGCCGGGGGCAATGAATGTCGGCGGACGGTTTCCCGGAGAATCCGGAGTTTGCGCCGGTTGCGGCGCGGGGATGCACCCCCCATTTTCTTTGTTCCTGGACAAAGAAAATGCGCCGTGCACGGTGGAAAAGA